ACGCCACCCTTTATCTCCGTCTGTCCCGTGACGATGGCGATAAGGAGGAATCCAACAGCATCACCGGGCAGCGTGAGCTGCTCCGTGATTACATATCGCAGAGACCCGAATTTCGGGAGTATGCGGTAAGAGTTGACGACGGTTTTTCCGGTTCGACCTTTGAAAGACCGAGTTTTCAGAAGATGATTGAGGACGTAAAGGCAGGACGAACGGACTGCATTATCGTAAAAGACCTTTCTCGCTTCGGACGTAACTATTTGGACGCAGGCGAATATATCGAAAAGATATTCCCATTCCTCGGTGTCCGTTTCATCGCCGTCAACGATAACTACGATAGTCTCGGAGATAAGAAAGCCTCCGATGATCTTATCATTCCGTTCAAGAACCTCATAAATGAAGCCTATTGCCGAGATATTTCGGTAAAGATTCGCTCACAGCTTGAAATCAAGCGTAAGAACGGACAGTTCCTCGGCTCCTTTGCCGCTTTCGGGTATCTGAAAGACGAGCAGAATAAAAACAAATTGGTCGTTGACCAGTACGCCGCCGATATTGTCCGAGACATTTTCAAATGGAAACTGGAGGGTGTCAGCCCACAGGATATAGCCGATGCTCTGAACAAGCTCGGTGTCCTGTCCCCGATGGAATACAAACGCTCCCTTGGAATGAAGTTCACCACTTCGTTCAAGACCAATGCCAAAGCCGTATGGTCGGCGGGAACGGTCATCCGTATTCTAAAGAACCCCATTTATACCGGAGTTCTCGTACAGGGCAAGGAGACCACGCCGAGCTACAAGGTTCACAAGCGTATTACCAAAGACGAAAGCGAGTGGACGGTCATAAACGACAACCACGAAGCAATCATTTCCAAGATTGATTTTGACAGCGTTCAAAAGGTGCTAAAATGCGATACCCGCCGTAGTCCCGAAGGCAAAGCAGTCGGGCTTTTCAGCGGAATGCTTTTCTGTGGTGATTGCGGTGCAAGTATGGTTCGCAAGACCGTACCCGCAGGCGAAAAGAAATATGTATATTACGTCTGCTCCGCACACAAACAGGATAAGAGCTGTTCGCCCCACCGTATGAGAGATACCACTTTAGAGGAAATCGTACTGGATAGCTTGAAGCAGCATATCAGCGAGGTCGTGGATATGAGCGAGCTGTTAGAGATTACCGACACAGCTCCTTTGCGTACCGCACAGGCTCAAAAGGTACAAAGACAGCTTGACAAAAAGCACGAGGAATACGAAAAGCTCCAAAAGCTGCTGATGTCCTTATATGAAAATCTTACGGACGGTATCATCGACCGAGAGGAATACACACGGCTCAAAGCCAGCTTTACGGCTCGTGCCGATGAAGCGGAAAAGCAGATGGACGCACTCAGAGAACAGCTTGAAGATATACACAACCACGGAACGGAAAATGCCTGGATGAATGAGTTTATCAAACGACAGGGACTTACTTCTCTTGACCGTGCCGTTGTGGTCGCACTGATTGATAAAATACTGATTCATTCAAACGATGTGGTGGAGATCATCTATCGTTGGCAGGATGAATTTGCTTGGCAGCTTGACATTCTTCGGAGTGCAAGTCTGCGGGAGGTAGTATAAATGGCAAGAACGAAACGAAAGATAAATCCTCTTGTGCAGGAAGTGGAAAGCGCTGCTCCTGCGAGGAAAATATACAAAACAGCCGCTTATGTCCGTCTGTCTGTTGAGGATAGCGGCAAGCCCGGTGCAGATACCATTGAGGGACAAAAAGCTCTGCTCACGTCCTTTATAGAAAACAAATCCGATATGGAGCTTGTAGTCCTGTTCTGTGATAACGGACGAACCGGCACGGACTTCGACCGTCCCCAATTTGAAAAGATGATGGAGGAAGTGCGAAAAGGTCGTGTGAACTGCATTGTGGTCAAAGACCTTTCCCGTTTCGGTCGTAACTACAAGGAGACCGGAAATTACTTGGAGCGTATCTTCCCATTCCTCGGTGTTCGCTTCATCGCCGTCAACGATAACTTTGATACGCTGACCGCAGAGAGAACCCAGGACGGATATATTGTTCCTCTGAAAAACCTCATAAACGAGGTTTACAGCAAGGATATATCCAAGAAGTCTGCATCCGCACTTCACGTTAAGCAACAGCGTGGGGAGTTCATCGGAGCTTGGGCACCGTATGGGTATCGAAAAGACCCCGACGACAAGCATCATCTTATTATCAACGAGGAAACAGCTCCAACGGTTCGACAGATATTCAAGTGGCGTTCCGAGGGTGTCAGCGTTGTGCAGATCGGACGCAGGCTCAACGATGCCGGTATTCTTTCTCCGTCTGCCTATCTCTATGAGACGGGCGAAGTCAAGACGGAAAAATACAAGGGTGTGCTGTGGCATACGCAGATAATCAAAAATATGTTGGCACATCCCGTTTACATAGGTCACATGGTTCAAGGGAGAAAAAAGCAATCCTTCTACGAAGGAAAACGACAGACCTATGTTGACGAAGCCAACTGGATTATTGTCCGTAATACCCATGAGCCAATCATTGACGGCGAGACCTTTGAAAAGGTTCAGCAGATCGCCAAGCAGAAAAAGAATGAGTATCACGAAAAGCTCGGCAAGTTTGCTCATTTGGAGCATAGCGAAAATATTCTGCAGGGGCTTGTGTGGTGTCCGTACTGCCAAAGACCGTTGGTTCGCTATAAGAACGTGAGCCACGGAAAAAAGCTATGGTACACCTATATTTGTCCCGGTCATGCCGATGATCCCGCCCGTTGTCCGTTCATAAGCATACGAGAGGATGATCTGAGCGAAGTCATTTTTACGGCAATCCAATCACAGATACAGTTTGCCGCAGACTTGGAAGATGTTGTAAAGAGGTTGAACGCACAGCCGGAGTTTCGCCGTCAGCGTTCCGATGCAACAGCAAAGCTCGAAGCGGCAAAGCGTACCTTAAAGCGCAGCCAATCTCTGTATGACAGCCTGTATCAGAATTATGTGGAACAGCTTATGACCGAGCAAGAGTATGTTACACTCAAAGAGAGGTACAAAGCGGAGGCAGAAGAAGCCGAAAGGCTGATTGCCGTACTGGAGCAGGAACAGCGTGAAAGCAAGGTTTATACATCCGAAAACCGCTTTCTCACAGAGTTCCGTTCTTTTATGGGAACGGATACTCTTACAAAAGAAATGGCTTCCGCACTTGTGGATCGCATCTATGTGGATGCCGAGAAAAACATTGATATTCGCCTGCGTTATCGGGATGAATATATAACACTACTGAAATTTATCGAAGGGAGGGCTGCTGTATGAGAGTGGCGATGTATCTCCGCTTGTCCAGCGAGGACGGCGACTTGAAGGATACCGGCAAAGCCGAATCCGAAAGTATATCCAATCAGCGAGGACTTCTGCAGAACTTCATCAGCAGTCGTTCCGAGTTCAGCGGTTGGGAAATCTCCGAGTTCTGTGATGACGGTTGGAGTGGTAAGAACTTTGAAAGACCGGATTTTCTCAGAATGATGGAACAGGTAAAGCAAGGGCAGATACATTGTATTGTAGTTAAAGACCTTTCCCGTTTCGGGCGTGATTATCTCGTGGTCGGCAACTACATCAGCCGTGTATTTCCGTTCCTTGGTGTCCGTTTCATTGCCGTCAACGACGGTTTTGACAGCTCTAGACCGCAGGACATCGACAGCCTTGATACTTCTTTCAAAACGCTGATCTATGACCTCTACAGCCGAGAGCTTTCGAGCAAGGTCAAAAACGCCAAGCGTATGCGAGCAGAAAAAGGCTTGTTTCTCAGCCCCTTTGCTCCGTATGGTTATGTGAAAGACCCCGAAGATAAAAACCGCCTTATTATTGATAAGGAAGCGGCAGACATTGTTAGGAAGATCTTTGCATTGACGATTGACGGAGTAAGACCCACGGAGATTGCCGCTATGCTCAATCGTGAAGGTGTACCAACACCGATGCTGCACAAAAGGGCTGCGGGATGTTCCCGTGACCGTTGGCCGAGCATCCACGAAGAAAACTTCTGGACACAGGGTAATATCTTCAAAATCCTCCGAGACGAACGCTACATTGGCAAATGCGTCTATGGCAAGCGTGAGCGTGATATGGTGGGCAACTGGCACACGGTAAAACGTAGTAAGGTCGATTGGATCGTTGTTGACGAGACCCATGAGGGTATTATCTCAAAAGACGATTTTCAAAAGGTTGCAAGCCGTATGAAAGAGTACAAGGAATTTATTCCGAGCGTATCCGAAAGAAATCCGCTTCGCAAGAAAGTGATCTGCGGAACCTGTGGCTATGCTATGGTGCTCTCCAACACGAAAAACGCAAAATACCATTGCCGTACTTCACATCTGGAAACAGATTTTGATTGTACCTCCGAGGGTATTCTGCAAGCGGATATTCACGAAATGGTCGTTACCTTGATTCGTACCTATGCCGCTTATGCGGTCAGTTTGGAACACTTACTGCTGTTACAGAAAGAGCGAATCCAGGCAGAGAAAAAGCAAGCTCGTCGTGAGCTTGCCGTACTGCAAAGCCGAAAAAATCAGTTTGAAAAATCTCTCCAAGATTTATATGAAAAGCTGATTGACGGAACCATCGACAAGGATACTTACCTTTCCCAAAAGGCAAGCAACCAAACACAGATGCAAGAGCTGACCGAGAAAATGGAACGCCTTGAAAAATCCTCGCAGACCACAACCGAGCAAGGTGGAGCCTTTATTGAAAAATACAAGGAATACACCGAACTTGAAACGCTAACTTCAGATATTGCAAACGATGTTGTGAAGCGTGTTACGGTTTACAAGGACGGCGGCATTGAAATCGAGCTTGCCTTGCGTGACGAGTTGGAGAAGCTGCTGTCCTGCCTTGAAACGGTGGATGCGGCTTCTTAACCCCCGAAATTGTAAACAAATTTCAAAAATATTTAGTCCTTACTTGACAGCGGCTGATGAAGGAATTTCCGGCACAAGAGCTGAAAAACGTCCTGAATTCAAAAAGCTGATAAATGATTGTTATGCAGGTAAAATAGATCTGATAATTACAAAATCAGTATCAAGATTTGCAAGAAATACTGTTGAGTGTCTTGAGTACGTCAGAAAACTCAAAACTATGGGAATAGGTATATTTTTTGAAGAACAGAATATAAATACCTTAACTTGTGACAGTGAACTATATCTCGGAATATATGCAGGATTTGCACAAAGTGAATCAGAAAGTATGTCAAAGAATATAACCTGGACATATCGAAAAAAATTTGAAGAAGGAAAACCATTTTTCATGTACAAAAATTGGCTCGGGTACAAGAAAGGTCCTGACGGAATTCCTGAAATAATTCCAGAAGAAGCTGCTATTGTAGAACGAATTTATGATATGTATTTAGCGGGAGAAACGGCTCAATCAATATCAAACATCCTTCAAAGTGAAAACATAGTTATCCCCAATAAAAAAATCAATTTCACAAAAGGAATGATTGCAAATGTATTAGTAAACGAAAAATATAGCGGAGATTGTATTCTTCAAAAGACTGTAACAATAGACTGCATTGGGAAAATACGCAAAAAGAATACAGGAGAAGCTCCAATGTACTATGTACAAAACAGCCACCCTGCAATCATAAATCGAGATAAATTTAATAGAGTTCAAGAAGAACGTGCAAGAAGAAAAAATAAAGAAACTCAATATAAAACAAAATCATTATCTTCAACAAGTAGGCAGTCCAAATATGCTCTGACCGATGTAATGATATGTGGAGAATGCGGAAGTAGATACAAGAGATGTACTTGGTCAAAAAACGGTAAAAAGAAAATCGTATGGAGATGCTCAAACAGATTAGAATATGGATTGAAATACTGCAATGAATCTCCAACTATCGAAGAAGGCGATTTAAAAGAAGCCGTAGTTCGAGCTGTAAACAAGTTTAATTCCAAAGATAAAAGTACATACCTGACATTAATGAAGGCGACCATCGGAGAAGCTATAGGCTTAAACGGAAACTCTGAGGAGATTGACCTTCTTGAAAGACAAATTGAGGCTCTTAACAGAAGAATGTTGGATATCATAAATGACAGCATCGAAAAGGGTCTTGATATAGAAGCTAATGAAGATGAGTTTAAAGATATCTCCGAAGAAATAAAACGCTTGGAAAACCGTGTTAAAATAATTCGAGAAACAACTCAGACAAATGAACTAACAGAAAAACGAACTGCTGAAATTCAAAGAATAATTCAAGAACGAGAATCAACAAAGAATGAATACGACGAGTCAATAGTCCGCCAAATGATAGAGTGTATCAAGATATACCACGATAAACGAATTGAAGTTATATTTGGTGGGGGATTTTCAATCAGTGAAACAATATGAGTTTTATAAATATAAAAAGACTCAGTATTTTTTACCCGTAATCTTATATCTTTTTATACAAAAGAACATTCAACAGTATTTACGCCTTATAGTATAATTGTTGAATATTTCAGGCATAACCAGAATGAAGCTTATCATTTTCGTGCATGGTGCTTGCGACCACGAGCTCTATGATCTTATGACCTCGGTCTTTCATAATGGCTGCAATTTTACCGGCGCCATATATTTGTCCACTTTCGTGATATATTTCTCGAATAATGTGGAGTAGTTTTTGATTTTCTGTTTGTCCGTCTTTGTCGCGAAGTTTTCTGTTGTAGTACGTTGCTTTGAATATCTTCAAAACCTCACAGAGAAAATTGACCATGTAATCCTCCGATATTTGAGAGTCTATATACATGATCTTTTCGTCAAGCGAAGCCGCTTTGGTAAATGGTCCTCTTCCAATATTTTAATGAATATCTCTAAACGCTCACAACGATGTTGAATCTACTTGTGCTTTTTCATATCTACGGGAGCGAATTTTTTGTTTTTCTTGTGTATCTTTATCCACATGTAAACGGTGGTTCTTGAAACCTTGAATTTGCTCACGAGATCGCTAACGCTGACACCAGCTAAGTACTGCTCGATAACTTTTTCCTTCGTCTTGTCTGAATACTTTTCATTCATGATATTTTCCTTTCATTTTAAAATTTGAAAGTATAGTATATCATAAAATAACAGATATAAAATGAATTTTTTGTTTTATGTAGAGAATATAAAAAACTTTTTTGTCAGTGAAAATTCACAAAATTGGTGTAGATATTTTTATATTTATGCTGTATAATATAATATTAATAATTATAGTTATATACAAGGAAGAGGCTTTTAATATGAGCGAAGAAAGACAGATTAAATTCAAATATGTTTTTGCTGAAGACTATAACCCTGTGTACTGCAACGGAGCTTTTGGAGGAATTTCTACACATGGTGAAATTGTCGCAAACTTTTTCCTTGAACGTATGCCTATCCCAAATTCAATGACTAACTTGGTAAATCCTGATGGTTCTTTAGGGGGAGTTGTTTCTGTGGATCCCGAGACCTTGGATGAGACAATAATTCGTCATGTATCTACAGGTATTGTTCTTAATGAGGAAAGTGCAAAAGCTATCTATGCTTGGCTTGGAAATCAAATTCAAGAATTGGAAAATCGAAAATCACTTCAAACGGTTGTAGAAACTAAAGGCGAATAAACTATGGAGAAGAATTCTACTACAAAAATATATTTTCCACATCCAATACAACAAACTGATTCATCAACAACTGGTTATGTATCTTATGCAATTGGAAACAAATCTCGATATTTCAAAGTACCATTGGATGTAGATTTAACTACGAGAGTGCATATTGGATCTTCCAACCAATTGTCCGCTACAAAGGTGTGTGAGGATTCTATTATTGAACGAGTTGCTCAATGGTTTTTGGGTTTATCTTCAATGTCAAACAAAAAACTTCAAAAGCTATGTTATTATGCATACTGCTGGTTTATCGTTTTTAATAATGATCTTGAATCAATTAACGAGAATGATAGTGCTAACATTCGAGTTTTGTGTTCTGACAGTTTTCAAGCGTGGATTCATGGACCGGTTTGTCTTCGCCTTTATCACAGATATAAGGAATATGGTTGGCGAGATATTCCTCAGGTAGATTCTAAACCTGAGTTTTCACAAGATATTGAATCGTTGCTTAAACAAGTTTGGGAAGCATATGGGTCTTTTAATGCTGATGAATTAGAAATGATTTCTCATAAAGAGATGCCGTGGAAAAATGCACGGAAAGGCTATCAAAACGGAGATGCGTGTTCTAATGAAATCTCTGTTTATGATATTCTTCAGTATTACTCTAATTTGGAGTAAACAACTATGGCTATAAAAAAGAAAGTCGTAGGCCCCGTTTTAGAACAACATCAGAATACAATTGCAGATAAAGTCACATCATCGATTCCAGAAAATAATTTGATTGTTAATTTTTCTAAACTACAACTTAAACCCGTGTGTATAAAAGGGAAATTTAATAATCATTTTAAAAATGATCAACATTTTTCAAGTGTTGCCGCAAGTTTTTTAGGAGTAGTTTTGCCAAAAATTACATCTCATTCTTATAAAGAACTCTTAGATAGCAGTCCAGAAGCAAAAGTTTTACATTATCACACAGTTGATGAAGCACACAGAGAAAATGTTCGTGAAGTTCTGGAAGAATACCATTTCCCTACATATGCAATTGAGCAGATGCTTGAAAGAAACAATATTGTTGAATTTTCAGCATCGTTAGGTCATATAAATCCAGCACGAATCGTGTGCCATAAAGTAAATAATGTATTGCTTCCTTTGTTTTTTGATACGAACCATCATATCTATTTGAATGAAAAGTATGTAAAAGATAGTATGTTTTATGAGAGTTGTCCGGAATATTTAAGCAAGCGATGCCCATATATGCCCACGGATTGCTTTGCTTTTGGGTATCTGAACGAAGAACTTCTTAAAGAAAGTTACGAATACTCATTTTCTCACAATAATACTTGCAAGAATGTATTATCTTTTCTTGACGAATAATTTTTTCTAAAGTTCGAAATTGTTGGGGGGCAGAAAAAAGACAGTAAGCAGGAACGCCGCGTGGTTCGGCGTAGAGGTCGGAAACGCGCGCCAGCGTTTTTGAACCTTGAAGTCTCGAGCCCGATATTTTTTCGGGCACCGTCCGCAACGGTCGAAAAAATGAGGGGCGCAGAGTATCCACCTTCCCTTTTGCAAAATTCATCTTTCAAGGCGATTCATGCCAAAAATCGACAAGTTTCGACAGAGACTTGTCGATTTTACTTTTTCACTATTAACTCTTCACTTTTCACTCTTCTCTTTCGAAACTTGTCGATTAGGTAATAAGTAATAGTGAATAGTGAAGAAGTGCTGATGAAGCTTTTCTCCCTTTAGTCGAAAAGCATTATATTTTACTAGAGTTCGAATTCATACGCAAAACTGCCGCAAATATCTTTTTTATAGTCCTTACACACAGAATAGACATCCAATCGGATGTCTATTTTGCTGTGTGGAGGAAGGTTGTAAGCAGGAACGCCGCGTGGTTCGGCGAAGAGGTTGGAAACGGCGTCAGGAATTCCTGACCTTGAAATCGCGAGCAGCGAAATTTTTTCACCTTACCTCACTTCACCAACTTTGCCTTATGGTATTTTTTCCAATTCAACGCTTGTCCGCATCGGTCACAATATGCCTGAAAATCCACTTCCAACGAACTTTTGCATCGCGGACACACAGGAAAACAATTCAGCTCCGAATACCCCCTGTATTCCCGAACCATCATCGGAATCCTGTAACTATCTGCACTTTCAACTAAAACCTTATTCATAATTTATCTCCCACGACATTTTTTGACATTATTTTACAATAGATCTGCCATTTCCGCAATGAAATATACTTCCCTATCTGCGAACCATAACTGTAAATTATTTGTAAAACAGTCTGTAACCTATTGCTTTTTGCCGAAAAATAGGTTATAATATATTTGCAAAAGCTAAAAAGGATCGGTGATAACAGTGGCTGAGATATCAAAAGAAATAGAAGCTTTGGAAAAAGAACTTTCACAGTATCCAAACGGATATATTTCACGAAAAATAATCAACGAAAAAGAACGATTCTACCTTCAATGGACGGAAGATGGAAAAGTTAAAAGCAAATATATAAAATACGACGAGCTGGAAAGATACCGTATCCTGATTGAAAAGCGAAACGAACTCAGAGATAGAATAAAAGAATTAAGATCCACACCGGAAGGTGTCCTGGATTCAAATCTGAAACGAAAGGCTGTGAGAAACATGAAAAATTTTACAGGTTCATTGATGTCTGAAAACACCCACATAGCGAAAGTAAAAAACGGCGTCATAACAGAATCTGTCGAAAAGCTTTTACCCCTTTATCTGAAACGCACAAAGGATATCCAAGGCTGGACAGCTTCACGAGCCATAGATTCTCACAGAACAAATTCAAGGCTGTTAAAAAAGGTACTCAGACTCAGAACTGTGGATGACGTACAAACAGCTCTTGCCGTAAATGCCGCAACAGTCACAGACCGCTACTGGTTCAAACCGGAAGGCTCAAATGCGACCTACGAAGATATAAGATTCAAAGAAAACTATTTTGACCAACTCGCCCTCAGAGGTGATCCTGATAGCTTTTCACAAAAACCGTCAAGAACTCCTGAGCTTACAAATACGGGAAGTTTTGAAAAATGCTGGAAACTGATCGACGGAGAATGGTGGATATATAAAAGCGGAAACGACGCTGAATATTTTTCAGAATTATTCATATGTAAATTAGGCGAAAAAATAGGCTTATCCATGGCTCATTATGAAATGGACGGACAATATATCCGGTCAAAGGATTTTACCGAAGGCGCAAAAGTAAACTTTGAACCGATACGTTCCCTTGTAGACGATGATGAAGACTATGAAACCTGCTTCAATGCGATTACAAATATCTCAAAAGACTTGGCACAACAGTATTTACTTTTGATCTGGATGGATTCCATTTGCTACAATATGGACAGACATACGGAAAATTTCGGTTTTCTCAGAGATGTAAAAACGGGAAAAATTATATCTTTGGCGCCCAACTACGACAACAATATTGCCCTCATAGCAAAAGGTTACCCCAAAGATGTTACACGAAAAAATGACGGTCTGATCCGTTTCTTCAAAGAGTTCATTCAAAACGACCGCAACGCCTTTGAAATGTACAGGGAAATGGAATTACCCCTTATTACAGAAAAGATCATTGACGAGTGTCTTGATGAAATATCAATAGAAGCGGACAGAGAATACATCAAAACATTTATCCTCAGCGGTCAAAAACATATGACAGATATCCTCAATAATGACTACGAAATTATTGACAGCACAGATTCAACCGAAAGCTTAACACTATAAAATCAAAAAGGAGTTTTAACATTTTTTTTTCTTTTATATCTTGCATCGTTAGACCCCATAAACGGAGATCTTTTCAAGCATCTTTATTTCACCTACAGCATAGAAATGTACAGAATCGCAATGAATAGAGTTTCCCACAAGGAAGATGCGGAAGACGTTGTTCAGGACACATACCGCAAGGTTTTTCAGAACATAAAGAGATTTTATGACCTGGATGAAGAATCAACGGTCAAACTTCTGATAATCTACACCGTAAACACCGCAAAAGATCTTCTCAGAAAGAAAAGCCGCAGGATAAAAGCCATTTCTTTGGAATACGAAGAAGACGAAGAAGAAAAAACATACGAAATTCCCGACACCTCGGAGATACCCGAAGATGTATTTATCAAAAAAGAAGCATGGACGAAAATGGCTTCCCTTATAGATGAATTAACCGAAGCGCAAAGACACGCAGTTATACTGAAATACAGCTACAGAATGTGCAACAGGGAAATAGCAAAAATATTATGCATTTCCGAAACAGCCGTCAGCTCCCGACTTAGCAGAGCCAGAATAGCATTGAAAAAGAAAATGGAGGTTGAATATTATGGACAAAACTGCAAAATTTGATATTCTTGAAGCCATGCTCTATACTGCGGCACCCCTTGCAGGCCAGAAAGAGCTGGACGAATACAAAACGGCACCCGCCGCAGAATTCAGCGAAAAGGCGCAGAACAAAATATACAAAAAGCTTTGCAAAGAGCAGAAGTATTATTCTAAGCACGAAAACTATTCACCTGTACGTGAATCCTTCAAGCGTGCCGCAATCGTCATTCTGGCAGTCATGTCCATCAGTTTCACCTGCGTCCTCTCCATAGAAGCTGCCCGCGAAGCTATCTGGAATGCGATCATCGAATGGAGCGAACAGTTCTTCTGTTTCAAATATTGCGATAAAACCGACACTCCTGATGCAATAGACGAAACGGCTCTGCCCGAACCGCCCACCGAAATTCTGGAATTCAAAGAACCTGTGGTGGATGAGAAGTTTGAGAGGCGTGAAATGCAAAAGACTCTACAATCTTACGGAATAGAATATGGATACTCAGATAAATTGGTTATATACAATCAAAAACTTATTTCTGATTATGATATGCTTGTTTCAAATTTAAGTACGGAATTAACAAACATAAAAGTAAAGAATTATATGGGAATAATATGTGAGGAGACTATTGGAACAGAAAAATACTACTCCATTTTATGGAAAGATGAATCCTATGCATATATAATCATCGGAAATATTGAATACTCAGAATTGATGCACATTGTAGAAAGTCTCTATTAACTAATACATTCAAATCGAACTTTATGAATTAATTTTCATAAAGTTCGGTTTTTATACATAACATTGCTCATTATAATACGGTTATATATTAAATAGAATAGCCTTCCATTATTTCAAAAAATGCGTAAAAGGAGAATTATTTCAATGACAACAATAAACTCTTTAATTTTTAAAAAAAGTATAGTTTACACAATTATTTTAGCAACACTACTAAGTTTTTCATTGACAAGTTTTGCCGCATTACCTGGCAATAGCGAAATTTCACCTTTATGGGTGAATCTGTCAGCAATGGACTTAGATTTTTATTTTTCAGGTAATACAGGAACTGCAAGTGGTGAGATTTACAGAAAATTAAGTGCAACATTAATTGAGGCAACACTTACTGTATACAGAAAGGAAGGATTTCGTTGGGTTACTGTAGCAAGCCAAACAGATTCATCAAATATATCATTAGCTATTAATGTTGAATTCAATGCAATAGCAGGCGCTACATACAAGGCGGTTCTTGATGTAATGGTCTATGGAACGAGTGTCGATGAAACGGAAACTATTACCGAAACTGTAACATACCAATAAGTTATAAAACTAACTAATTTAAACAAGAGGCTATTCTTCAAAAGAGACCAAGAGGTGGACACACCACCCCTTGGTTCTCTTTTATGCGTTTTGCTTTTTGGTGTTATAATTTTGATTCAGCTTCTTTTACCGCAATTTCCAGACGGTTGAGAAACTCGTGTTTATCAGGGCAGATGTTGACTATGTACGAACTCATGGTCTCCATGCTGCAACCGTACTTCCCTGCTTTGAAATAAGAATAATTTCTGCTTGTAATACCCAGTTTTTCCGAAGCTTCTTCGTTGGTCAGTTTCAGATTAGAAACCGATTCAAGTATCTCCTTTCTGATAAATTCGCTCATTGTGTCGTGATTTTGATGTTTCATGGTAAAAAACTCCTTTCACATGATAATCGAATATTATCAAAAATAGGAAATGTCTACCATGAAGTAAATTTCAGAAATTACGTTTTTTCAATATTTCGTCACATTAATACATTTACTTTTTCCAGAAGATATCAGCACCGAATCAAATATTTAAGGACCGACCCGCAAATTTTATGCAGATCGGTCCTTTTTGAAAAAACAGAGTATTAAATTTTATTATGCCGAAGGCTCGTAAGCAATCAAGCGGCAGAAAATACACTTTCGGTGATTACATACCAAGCCTGCGCTTGGATAAAAAAATAACACCTGAACAAAGTCCAGATGTTATTTTTGGTGACCCGTACGAGAATCGAACTCGTGTTTCAGCCGTGAAAGGGCCGTGTCTTAACCGCTTGACCAACGGGCCGTATGTGGTAGCGGAAGCTGGATTTGAACCGGCGACCGTTCGGGTATGAACCGAGTGCTCTAGCCAACTGAGCTATTCCGCCACATTTGTCGCTATTC